GTCTTGAAGGAGATGGTCATGGTTCCTGGTATAAGGACGGTGAGTTTGTTGCGAAGACGGTAAAAGGATCTCTAAAGTTTTATAATAAGAGACAAAGAATTGGAAAGCAGGATCCTCCATCAACAGATAAAGAAAAAAAACTTTCACAAACAACATACGAAAAGCAACCAGCACAAGAACCAACTCAACAAAAAGCAGCAGCACCAGAACAACCTGCCGCACAAGATGCTCCTGCACAAGAAGGACCACCACCAGTAGAAAAAACAAAGGGAACACTGACAGTTACATTTGGTCGTTTTAATCCACCAACAACAGGACACGAAAAACTATTAGATAAGGTTGCCGCAAGTTCTGATGAAGGTGATTATATTATTGTACCTTCACGCAGTCAGAATAAGAAAAAGAATCCATTAGATCCTGATACAAAGGTTTCAGTAATGAGGCAGATGTATCCGACTCATAGTGAGAAGATTGTAAATGATCCTGCGAATAGAACAATCTTTGATGTTCTGAAGAAGGCACATAATGATGGATATACAAATGTAAGAATTGTTGGTGGTGGAGATAGAGTTCAGGAATTTGAAAGATTATCAAATGACTATAATGGAAAACTTTATGCCTTTGATAATGTAGAAGTTCTTTCTGCGGGTGATAGAGATCCTGATGCAGAAGGAACGGAAGGAATGTCCGCATCAAAGCAAAGGAAGGTAGCAGCAGAGGGAGATTTTGCGGCATTTCGTAAAGGTGTTCCTTCTACGATGGATAGTAAGCAAACAAAAGACCTCTATAATACTCTTCGTGCTGCGATGCAAATCAAAGAAGGGTGGAATATGTGGGAGATTGCTCCTAAGTTTGATTGGAAAAATCTCCGTGAAAACTTTATCAAAAATAAAGTTTATGTTGTCGGTAGTGTGGTAGAAAATCTTAATACCGGATTGGTTGGTAAGATTATTCGTCGTGGAACTAACTACCTGATTTGTGTTACCGAAGATAATATTATGTTTAAGTCCTGGATTAAAGATGTATCCGAATCAGTAACTAATAGTAATGCACCTTCTGGTGTTCCTGCCGATCAGAGACTTGTAGGAACTGATGCTCATCGAAAGTATGTGGAGAAAATGGTTCCTGGAAGTGAATGGGGCAAACAATTTATAAATAAATATAGAAAAAAGTAAGAGTTATTAGATCTCCCAATGAGTAACCATATTTTTGAAGAAGGACCTCGTAGAGGTCATGCCGCCGGAAATACGAGTCTTGAGCAACAAGCATCTCAACTCACTTCCGATATCAAATATAAGGCAAGACAAAAAATGAAAGGAACTTCGGGATCTAGTATGAGTCCTGGACAAGTTCAACAACTTTATAGACAACTTCTTGGATCTTCTTCTGCTCCTGGTGGGGTCAAGGCAATTGTAAAGAAGAAATTATTTAAAGAGCAAATTGATACTGGTGTTGTCTCTGTATCTGAGCATGTAAAAGATTCTTCGTCTTATGTTTATTCTAGAGTTTTTTCTGAGGCAGAAGAAAGAAAGTTTGTAATAAGAGTAACCGATAGAGAAACTGGTAATACATCATATAGAAAAGCTGATCGTGCTAAGATCTCAGAACTGAGAGCAAATAAGAATATTTCTTCTGTCGAGATTACTGGACGTAAAGAAGTTGATGATGCTTATAAGGGTGATCCAAAACCAAATTATGGTGGTAAGAAAGCAAAGAAAGATTATGATGGAGATGGTAAAGTAGAATCTGGGACCGCAGAATATATGGGTTCTAGAGACAAAGCCATTAAAAAGTCGATGGCAAAAGAAGAGTATATTGATGAGGCACCTTATCAAGTAATGGGTTCTCCTGATGGAAAAAAGGAGAAAAAGATTGGTAAACCAGTAAAGAGTAGAAAGTATGCTGATTCGAGAGCAGCAGAACTTGCTGATACTCACAAGACAACTGGTGGTCAGTATCGTTCTAAGTATGTTGAAGAAGTCATCTATGAGAAAGATGATAATGGTGAGAAAAAACTTGATGTAATGAAGAAAGGTAAGAATACTATAAATGTTAATCCAAGTCTTGGTGAGAGTATTCGTGCCGAACTTGATTTACTGAAGGCACAAAGAATTGCCGAACAGGATGCTTCTATGAAGCAGCAAGATGATGAGAAGAAGAAAGAGCAACTTGCCGCACAGCAGGGTAAGAAAGATAAGATGATGAAGTTGAGAATTCTTCAAAATAAAATGAGAGCAGTTAGAGGTGGTGCAGAAATCGCAGCATCCCATGAATTGAAAGGTGATACTATTGCCGAAGGTGAGGCATGTATGAATAGTAAAGAAGGTGAAGATTGTCCTGTTCATGGAAAGGATGATTGCTCTATGGAAGATCCAAGGGCAATGCCTGCTAAAATCAATCTTGCAAAGAACAAGTTGAGAGCAATGGGTCTCAAGATGTCTTATGATATGGAAGGTGATATGGTTGATGAAGAGGCATATGATAGTAAAAAGGGCAAGCATTTGGAAAGGGGTGGAGTGGGAGCAAGAGTTGATTATAAAAAACCTCCAAGTCAGAAAGATAATAATTGGGGCAAAAAACCTAAAGCAACAGATTATGATAAGAAACTTGGAAATTTTGTAAAGTCATTAAATAAAAAGTAAATTGCCTATATAGTTTAGATTACTGATTATACCTATGCTATCTTTTTTACTTCCACTAGCATCCAAAATTATTGGTGATGCAGTTTCTAAAGTTCCTGATAATGAGGAACTGGGTGAGAAACTTGTAGAGATTTGTCTTGTCATTCTTTCTAAAGCAGTTAAGTTAACCAAAACTGATATGGATGATAAACTTCTTGAAGTAGTTTCAAATGCTATTAAAGCAAGAGAAACTGAATAATATAAATATCATTATAAAAAGAATTATAAGGTAATAGAACATGTCTCTATGGGGCGATAAAGATTTAGTAACAAGCACGGGAACTATTTCCATTGACTTTGCTAGTAAAACTGTTACTGGTGCTGGAACAACATTTACTGATGATGGTGTCACTCAAGGTGATGTTATCAGTGTAGGTGCAGGTGCAACTTATGGTTTTGCTGTAGTCGATTCTGTAACGAATAATGGATCACTGACAATCTATAGTACAAATTATTTCGTTGCTGGTGTTACGACAGTTCCTGCTTCGACTGCGTTTGCTATTTCGCAGGAACCTCTGTATGCAATGGCAGATACTGCATATGCTGCACCTGAAGTTCAAACTGGACTTTCAACTAATCCTGTAACTCGTGCAGTATATGGAATAGATGAAATTGAAGCAGGAATTGCTGCAACAACAGCATATGCTGTTACGCATTCTGGTTGGGTTGGTATTACAACTTACATTGATATGCATGGAAACTTGAGAGTCAAGAATGAGGTTCTGGTTGCCGGTGGAATTCTAACTACATCTGATGCTGCTGACGATAGCTTTTTTCCTGAATAATTGATAATGTAGTATGAGATTTGAAGAGTTGAATGAGAGTAATTATTTACTCTTTGCTATAAAATTCTATAATAATCCCCAAGCAGTCACGAAAGATGACTTTGAAGATGACTTAAAAAGAATTAAGTACATCAAGAGATTATTGAAAAGATATAAAAACACTGGGGAATTAAAAACTCATCTCATACTTAATCATTTGACAGTATTATTTAATGTTTTTGATGATGCTACAGTTCCTTTATTATTTTATAATCTTGAAGATGATCTTTGGGCATGTATAAAAAGTTTTTTTGTATTTTTAAATAGGATACCCGAATATCCTAAAACTATAATAACTGAAATAGAAGTAGATGATTATTGTTTAAGACAATTAAAAGAACTCTGAATGTTATGGACGATAGAAGATTATTAAATATAATGAATATAGTTAGATCATTGAAAGAAGAAGTAATTGCAAATTCTGTAGGTGGTGGTGGTGTTGCTGGAATAACTGGAGAACCTCCTGTTAATTTAAAAAAGAAAAGAAAACCAACACCAATTGGTCGATATGGAACCCGTAGAACCTGGATGCAAAAATTTGGAAATGGATAACGGCAATGTTAACTCTGCAATTTTAGAAAGGTTGGAAAGAGTAGTAGAATCTCTACAGGATAATTCTGTAAAGATGGGTCAACTACTTGCAGTTCATAATGAGAAGTTAGAAAAACAAGATAGAATTGATGCAGTTCTCTTTGAGAAAGTAGATAGTGTTCATCGTGAAGTAAATAGAAGAGCAGACGAAATAAAGAAAGGATGTGAAAGAGATATAAGAAAGATTGATGAACGTCTTCGTCTTATGGAAAAGAAGATGTGGACTATTGCCGGTTCTCTGACTGTGATTTCATTTATGGTTAGTGTGCCGGGTCAAAGACTATTACAAAACTTCTTGACTCAAACCCCACAGCAGGTTATAATAGACACAACAAAGTAGTCTTTAAACGCAATGGATTTGGTTGATTCCAAGTATATTGGAATGGTATCTTCTCGTCTTCAGAAGTTTAAGAGAGTTAAAGATAACCTTTATAATTTTCGATGCCCTATTTGTGGTGACTCACAGAAGAATAAAAATAAGACACGGGGATATATCTACCAGGTCAAAAATAATACTAACTTTAAGTGCCACAATTGTGGTGCGAGTATGTCCTTTAATAACTTGCTAAAGGAGATTGATGTAAATCTCCATAAGCAATACACTCTTGAGAAGTTTAAGGAAGGTCATACCGGTAAAAACTTTGTCGTCGAAGCACCAAAGTTTGAATTTACAAAACCAGTATTCAAGAAATCTATTGATCTTCCAAAGGCATCAACAAATTCTTTTGCTAATGAATATCTTATAAATCGTAAGATAGATCCGGACAAGTTTTATTATGCTGACAAGTTCATGGAATGGACGAATACGCAAAAACAAACTTTCGATACTATCAAGAAAGATGAGAGTCGCATTGTAATACCAATGTATGATGAGAACAAAAATCTCATTGGATTTCAGGGTAGAGCACTGGGAAAATCATTCACTAAATATATCACCGTGATGTTGGATGAGGAGTCTCCTAAAATATATGGTTTGGAAAAAGTGGATTCTACAAAACCCATTTACATTGTTGAAGGACCCTTCGACTCCACGTTCATACAAAATGCTATTGCTATGTGTGGGTCCGACGTTGATATTGGGTCGTTTAATTGGAGCAATTATATTTACGTTTTTGATAACGAACCTCGTAATAGAGAAATCGTCAACAGAATCTCCAAAACAATCGGTAGAGGTAATAAGGTAGTTATTTGGCCAAATAATATAATTGATAAAGATATCAATGACATGGTTCTCTCTGGACATGATGTTATGTCTGTGGTAGAATTAAATACCTATTCAACATTAGAAGCAAAAATTAAATTTAACAACTGGAAAAAAATATGACCAACGGGACAAAGGTAACTAAAAGAAATGGAAAAAATGAACCTCTTGATTTAAATAAACTACATGTAATGGTGGAAGAGGCATGTAAAGATCTTGCCGGTGTTTCTGCAAGTCAGGTTGAGATTCAATCTGGTATTCAGTTTTATGATGGTATTACAACAGATGAGATTCAAGAGATTTTAATTCGTTCTGCATCAGACTTAGTAAGTTTAGACCATCCCAATTATCAGTTTGTTGCTGCAAGACTTCTTTTGTTTGCCGTTCGTAAGCAACTGTATGGTCGTATGCACGAAACACCAACACTAAAGGAGCAAGTTGAGCAATGTGTTGCTAAACAAGTTTATGATGCAGAAATACTTGACCTGTATTCTGACGAAGAATTTGATAAACTTGAGTCCTTTATTGATCATGATCGGGACTATTTGTTTACTTATGCAGGTTTGCGTCAAGTTTGTGATAAGTATCTTGTGCAGGACAGGAGTAACGGCAAGGTATATGAAACCCCACAGTTCATGTATTTGCTGATTGCCGCAACTATATTCTCTAAATATCCAAAGGACACCAGACTAGATTACGTTAGAAAATATTACGATGCAATCTCAAGACACAAAATCAACATTCCCACACCTATCATGGCAGGAGTGCGAACTCCACTTCGACAATATGCTAGCTGTGTTCTTGTTGATGTTGATGACACCCTCGATAGCATCTTTAGTTCTGATATGGCTATCGGCAAATACGTTGCACAAAGGGCGGGAATCGGTATCAACGCAGGTCGAATCCGTGGCATCAATAGTAAGATCAGAGGTGGTGAAGTACAACACACGGGTGTTGTCCCGTTCCTTAAAAAGTTTGAATCAACTGTACGATGTTGCACTCAAAATGGGATTCGTGGAGGTTCAGCCACAGTACACTTCCCAATCTGGCACATCGAAATCGAAGACATCCTAGTTCTTAAGAACAATAAGGGTACAGAAGACAACCGAGTGAGAAAACTTGATTACTCTATACAAATCTCAAAAATCTTTTATGAAAGATTTATCAAAAACGAAAAAATCACACTCTTCAGCCCTAACGATGTTCCAGGTCTGTATGATGCTTTTGGTACTCCTGAGTTTGATGACATCTATTTGGGTTATGAACAAGATGGATCAATTCCGAGCAAGACTATCGGAGGTCAAGAATTATTTTTCGACCTTCTGAAAGAACGTGCCGAAACTGGTAGAATCTATATCATGAACATTGACCATTGTAATTCTCACTCATCCTTTATGGATAAAGTTGAGATGAGCAACCTATGTGTTGCGGGTGATACAAAGATTGATGTACGAATTACTACTTCTAAAAAAGTTGATGGTAATACAACAGAAACAACTCGTCTCCCTCCTCTTGTATTTGAAATACAACAACTTGGAGAATTTATTCAAGAAGGTCTTCCTTTGGAGTGTGTAGAAGTTCTTTCTTATGATCTTGATGGAGATCCATCTAAAGCACTTGATTATAATCAAATTACCGCATTTGCTCAAACATCACCAAAAGCAAAAGTAATGAGAATTACTGATGAAGAAAGTGGTAAGAGTATTGTTGTTACTCCAGATCATAAAGTTTATACCAAAAATCGTCGATATGTAATGGCAAAGCATCTTAAAGAAACTGACATTCTAAATATTATTTGATTTTTATAGGGAGTGTAATGTCTATATTTTATAAATAGTTATGAGATTACACCTCCTATTATGAAAACATATATTGTGTATAAAATTACCAATAAGAAAAATAGAAAATCTTACATAGGAAAAACTGAATACTCTTTGGAGCATCGTTGGAATCGTCATTTATCATCAGCAAGAAACGGTTCTAAATTTAGATTTCATTCTGCTATTAGAAAATATGGTGAAGATTGTTGGGACTTATCTGTGATTGAAACCTATCAAACAGAAGATGAAAACATTATTAATGAAAAAGAAACACACTTTATTAAACTTTTTGAAAGTGATACTAAAAAAGGATATAATGCCACTTCAGGTGGAACTGGTGGTTGGATGCTTCCCAGATGCTCACAGGAGGTTCAGGAAGAGTGGAGAAACAATATTTCTATAAGAACTACTGGTCGCAATAATCCAAACTATTCAGGACTCATTGATGAACAACTTATTGAAATTGGAGTAAAGTTTACTAAAAAGTATGGGTTTATTGGTGGCAGAAAAAGAATAGTTGAGTTTGCTTTTAATGAATTGAATGTAAAATTCCCAAAACATTTTTCTAAAAATAGATTTGGAGGAAACCATCAAAACTTTTATAAATGTATTGAAAATGAAACTGGATTGGTGTATAATCCTTATTATAGAGACGAAACTCAAAGAAAACTTGCTAAACAACTTTTAGAACAAAACAGGAGAAAAAATGCTAAAGATTGAATATCTCGAAGAAGAAATTCCCGTTTACGATATTACCGTAAAAGGAACACATAATTTCTTTGCAAATGACATTCTTGTCCATAATTGCCAAGAAATCACTCTTCCTACCAAACCTTTACAACATATTGATGATGAAAATGGTGAAATTGCTCTCTGCATCCTTAGTGCTATTAATATTGGTAAGATTAGGGATCTTGAAGATCTTGATGTTCTTTGTGATCTTGCTGTCAGGAGTCTTGATGAACTCATTGATTTTCAGAGGTATCCCGTTAGAGCAGCAGAGATTGCCACAAGAGCACGTCGTTCGTTAGGTATTGGTTATATCGGACTGGCACACTACCTTGCCAAGAATGGGCATAGGTATGAAGATCCTGAGGCATGGAAGTCTGTTCATGACTTATCCGAAGCATTCCAATACTATCTCATTCAGGCAACTGTTAATCTTGCCAAAGAAAAAGGTGCATGTGAATACAGTCATCGCACTAAGTATGGTAATGGAATTCTACCGATTGATACATATAAGAATGAGGTAGATGAGATTGTTCCAAATGAGCTTCACTATGATTGGGAGGATCTTAGGACACAAGTTAATCAATACGGAGTTAGGAACTCAACATTGTCCGCACAGATGCCTTCAGAGAGTAGTTCCGTTGTGTCAAACGCAACAAATGGAATTGAACCACCTAGAGGTTACTTGTCCATTAAGAAGTCCAAAAAAGGACCTCTTAAGCAGATTGTTCCCCAATACGGAACTCTGAAAAACAACTATGATCTTCTGTGGGAAATGAAATCCAATAAAGGATACATCAATATTGTTGCCGTAATGCAAAAATTCTTTGACCAGGCAATTTCTGGTAATTGGAGTTACAATCCGGAACATTATCCCAATAATGAAATTCCAGTGTCTATCATGGCACAGGATCTACTAACTACATACAAGTACGGATGGAAGACATCCTACTATCAAAATACATACGATATCAAGACTGACGAAATGGATGATTCTAATGAGTCACTTGATAGTTTAATTTCTCAAATAGAAACCGAAGAGGAGGAAGACTGTGAGTCTTGTAAGATTTAAGACAAATAAAGAGGAGAGACCAGTGGTCGATTCTATGACTGTGTTCAATGCAGAAGAGGTAGACACTAAAAAGCAACCAATGTTCTTTGGAAAACCATTAGGTATTCAGAGATACGATTCTTACAAGTATCCAATTTTTGACAAACTTACAACGCAACAACTGGGATATTTCTGGAGACCTGAAGAGGTATCACTCCAGAAAGACCGGGCGGACTATCAGACATTACGCCCTGAGCAAAAGCACATTTTTACCAGCAATCTTAAGTATCAGATCATGCTGGATTCTGTACAAGGGCGTGGTCCTGGGATGGCTTTTATCCCTTACTGTTCATTACCTGAATTAGAGGCATGTATGGAGGTCTGGGGGTTCATGGAGATGATTCATAGTCGTTCATATACTCATATCATTAAGAACGTTTATTCAGACCCTTCAGATGTGTTTGATCATATTCTGAATGATGAGAGAATTGTTGAACGTGCTATGAGTGTGACAGAAGCATATAATGATTTTATTAATGCCGCACATCATTATGATAGTAGTAATGATTGGCAACACGCATTAGAAGGAGTTCCTTATGCACAAATTTCAAGATATGAACTCAAACGCAAACTCTTCAAAGCAGTTGCGAATGTTAATATCCTTGAAGGTATTCGATTTTACGTATCATTTGCTTGCAGTTTTGCTTTTGGTGAACTCAAACTTATGGAAGGAAGTGCAAAGATCATCTCACTGATTGCCAGAGATGAGAATCAGCATCTTGCTATTACTCAGAATATTCTGAAGAAGTGGAGAGAAGGTGATGATCCTGAAATGGCACAAATCTTCAAAGAAGAAGAGCAGTGGTTGATTCAAACTTTTGAGAAAACTGTAAATCAAGAAAAACTTTGGGCAGAGTATCTGTTCAAGGATGGTTCGATGATTGGTCTCAATGATAAACTGCTTCAGCAGTATGTGGAATGGATTGCCAATCGTAGAATGAAATCAATTGGACTTAAACCGATCTATGACATACCCGCAAAGAATAACCCACTCCCCTGGACAGAACATTGGATTTCGTCGAAGGGTCTCCAAGTTGCTCCTCAAGAAACAGAAGTTGAATCATACATCGTCGGAGGAATCAAACAAGATGTTACCGAAGATACATTTGCAGGGTTCTCCTTGTAAAGGAAATTGTAAGTGCAACTGTGTAAAAACTGAAGATGCTTTAGAGATGTATAGAGAAGCAGCAAAATCTGATGCTTTTCTATTTGGTGATTATAATGGTTATGAAGCATATACTGAGGACTCCTAAGGGAGTCCTTTTTTTTATAAATATCCTTATAAAGGGTAATTTAGAATTAAGATGAAAGCTTTATCGCAGTCTGATTATGGACTAATTCGAAGTTTATATCAGGATGTTTATGCTCCTGATATTGCAGAAAGTATTTTAGATGAATTTACTGATGAAGATCTTGATGATCTTACAGATGAATATATCGAAGAGCAAGTAATAGAATTCTTCGAAGAGTGCTTGGAAGAAGGATTAGATATTGATATTGTAGAGCAAACGATTTGTGAGTCGGTTGATACTGAGTTAGAAATTCTTACTGAGGTTACAAATCCGGCACAGGTTGCTGCAATGAGAATGAGGGATAAAACCTCTGCAGCATCTGGTGAAGGTCAGAAAGCAGGCAAAGATGCCGGAGCAGCTGCTAGAGCAAAACTTAAAGTATCTAAACAAAAAGTTGGTAGTGCTTCTCCCGAAAAGAAAGCATCAAAACTTTCTCAAATTAAGGGTGCAGTCAAGAAAGTAGGTCAGGCAGCAAAAGGTGGTGTAGGTCTTGCTACAAGAGCAGTAGGAACTGTAGTAAGAGCAGGTAGTGCCGTCAAGAGTGCTGCTAAGAAAGGGTATGAGAGAGGAAGGCAAGGATCTGGTGGTGGATCTTCTTCTAGTTCTTCTTCTGATAGTGGAAGTTCTTCATCATCAGGCACTGGTTCTTCTAGTTCTTCTTCTGATAGTGGAAGTTCTTCATCATCAGGAACTGGACCATCTTCTAGTTCTTCTAGTGGTGGTGGAGAGTCTTCTGCGGCACCTAGAAAAAGAAAGGATGGTCTTCTGAAGAGAGGACTTAAGAAGGTCGTCAGAGGCATTACAAAAGGAGTTTCTGCTGCTGCTGGTGCAGTTAAGGCAGGTGCCGATTCACTTACAGATAGAGCAAGGAAAGAGGACATGAATTACAACAAAGAACTCGCAACAATCAAAGAACTTTATAGTCAAGTTTGTAATCATCAAAGTGAAGAAGAACTTGAGCAGATTGATGAAGCAGATTCACTTGCTGCAATGCAAGCAAGAAGAGAAAATCGTCTTGCCGCACAAAGAAAACGTGAAGGTACTAATGACCAGGGAAAAGACTTTGGTCATGACTATGTTGCGAAGAGAAGGGAAGCTAATATGAAGAAAGAAGAACTTGAAGCAACCGGTCTCTTTACTGCGAAGGAGATTGAAGCAATTGTAGAATCAGAGAATGTTGATGAAGCAATGAGTTCTTATGATCGCAATCGTAAGAGAGCGGCACAGAGAGCAGCAGATAGAAATGCTGCGAGAGCTGCTGGTAAGACTGGTGTAGTTCCTGGTGTTGGTTATGTAACCCCTAGAAGGGAGAAAGAAACTTATACTGACGAGAAAGGAACAGTTCGTCATAAGTCTGGTGCTAAGAATGAAGAATTTGAGCAACTTGACGAACTCTCCAATAAAACTATGGGTTCTTATGTAAAGAAAGCCGCTAAGGATGTTGAGAAAAGGTCCTATTCTCAAGGTGAGGTTGATGCCGAGGATGCTGAAATCGGTTATCCAGGTAACACACCTAAAGATAATAAGATTGATAAGAGGCAGAAAGGTATCGGTCGTGCTGTTGGTAAAATGACCAGGAAGGAAGAGACCGATTCTCTCTACCAGGCATACCTCTCTATGATGAGTGAGGGTGAGCAACCCAATATTGAGCACTTAAATCGTTATGGTGGTCACCCTGAGGTTAAACCCAAGAAGAAAAAGAAGACTCCATTTGAAAAGGAGAATCCAGGACATTCTGAAGATAAACCTACTGCTCGTTTTACAAAAGCGGATCGAGAAGAAATGTTAGCAGCTAAGAAAGAAGCGAGTGATAAAGTTGCAGCCTCAGCAAAGAAATATGGTAAAAGGTGATATAAAACTCACATAATATTCTAAGGAGGCTTGACAAGTCTCCTTTTTTTATGTAGACTAGGTTTGTCCCCGTTAAAGATAAATAATATCTCATTGAATTCTATAAGATGAGCTATGAGAATTCTTGGATATACGATAATGAACCTTTTGAGTCTGATGCTATTGGGAACCACTTTGGTTTTGTTTATTGTATTACCAATAAGACCACCGGTAGAA